ACGGCGGTTGCCGAGTCAACGCTGCCGTCAAGCCTTGGTTGCAGGACAACAAGCACGGCCGTGGCATCCGCTGCGACCTGATCGCTGTCCAGTTTGCTGCTGATGACGTGGCCTTTGGTGAAGGTGCCGTGGATGCGTCGAACCTGTTCGGCGCTGTGGCCGGTGCTGCCCCTGCTGGCTTTGGTGCTGTGGCTCCTGCGATGCCCGCTGCACCGTTTGGTGGCCTGCCATCCTTCTTGGGCGGTCAGTAATTAAATCGGGGCCACTGCCCCTGGGGGTTCCTGGGGGACCGGCCAGTGGCCCCACCTTTTGAGTAACCGTAATGAGTAATCGAAATTTCAACACAATCACTGATGGTCATGATGAATGGCTGACGCCAAAGTACATCACCGACACTCTCGGACCCTTTGACCTTGACCCGTGTAGTCCTGGCGCTCGTCGTCCTTGGGACACGGCAACATACCACCTCGATGAAGCAGACAACGGGCTTGCTGCGCCTTGGTTCGGTACTGTATGGTGCAACCCACCATACGGTCGGGAAACATTCAAATGGCTTTCCAAACTTGCAGACCACGGTGACGGTATTGCGTTGGTGTTTGCCCGCACTGAAACCGTTGGCTTTTTTGAGCAAGTGTGGGAACGTGCAGACGCAGTGTTTTTCTTTAAAGGTCGGTTGAAGTTTTGCTACGTTGACGGAACTCAGGCCGATGTTGCAAATGCTCCAAGTTGTTTAATCGCTTACGGTAAATCAAATGTCGAACGGTTGCGTGATTCTGGTTTTGCTGGAAAGATGGTGGTATTGAAATGAGTAACGACTATGTGTTCGACCTGGAAACCTACCCCAACGTCTTCACGCTGGCGGTGGAGCACGCAGAAGCACCGCTACGAGTCGCTTTTGAAATCACACCCTGGCGCAACGACTCCAAAGAAATCATTGCGTTTCTCCAGTATCTCAAGGATACGAACGCCCGCATGGTCGGGTTCAATAACCTGGGGTTCGACTACCCCGTCCTGCATACGCTGATCCGCATGGGTCATAGCGATGCCTTCACGCTGTACCAGAAGGCCATGGCCATCATCAACTCGCAAGATGACAGCGACCGATGGATGCACATGGTCAACCCGAGTGACCGATTCGTTGAGCAGGTGGACCTGTTCAAGATTCATCACTTTGACAACAAGGCCCGAGCCACCAGCCTTAAGGTGCTCGAGTTCAACATGCGCTCTGACAACATCGAGGATCTGCCGTTTAAGGTGGGCACCGAGTTGACACAGGAGCAGGCCGTCAAGCTCAAGCAGTACAACGCGCACGATGTGGCGCAGACCAAGCTGTTTCTCGGCCACACCGCTGACATGATCAAGTTTCGCGAGGAGCTGTGCCGCCTGTACCCAGGCAAGGACTGGATCAACTACAACGACACCAAGATCGGCAAAGAGTTCTTCACCATGAAGCTCGAAGAAGCCGGTGTCATGCTGTACGACTTCGGCCCCAAGGGCCGCACACCTCGACAGACCCCGCGCCCACGGCTGGCGCTCAAGGATGCCATCTTGCCATGGGTCACGTTTGAGCATCCCGAGTTCAATCGGGTGCTGGGCTGGCTCAAGGATCAGACAATCACTGAAACCAAAGGGGTTTTTGATGACGTTGTTGCTCGGGTTAATGGTTTCGATTTTGTGTTTGGACTTGGCGGTATCCATGGATCGGTGGAGAACGAAATTCTTGAGACTTGTGATCAATATGTGATAGAGTCATGGGACGTGACCTCTTATTATCCCAACCTTGCAATCAAGAACGGTTTTTACCCTCAACATCTTGGCAAAACTTTTTGCACGATCTATGAGCATCTGTTTGAACAACGCAAGCAATATCCCAAAAAGTCAGCAGAAAGCGCAATGCTTAAGTTGGCTTTGAATGGTGTGTACGGGGACAGCAATAATCGGTTCTCTGTGTTTTATGACCCGCTGTTCACCATGAGCATTACGCTCAACGGGCAGTTGTTGTTGTGCATGTTGGCCGAGCAGTTGATGAAAGTTCCAACTGTTCAGATTGTGATGGCCAACACTGATGGTCTTGAATACATCATTCACCCTGACTATGTTGAATCGGCTAATGCCGTGTGCAAGTGGTGGCAAGACGCAACTCAATTGTCACTGGAACACGCACGATACCGTCGCATGTTCATACGTGATTGCAACAATTACATCGCGGAGTACGCTGAATGACCATCGGCATTTATTCAATCACCCACACCGAATCAGGTAAGCGATATATCGGTAAGTCGGTCAATGTTGAAAGCAGATTGATTCATCATAAATCAAATCTTACAAATGCTGAGCACCGATTGAAAGCAGTAAATCGTCATTTATACAGCGCTGTTCAGAAATATGGTTGGTCAGCATTTCATACAGAAATACTGGAAAGTTTTGAGATCGTTGATGAATCTGCAATCGCGGAACGCGAATTGTTTTGGATGGATCATTTCAATACAACTGATCGCAAGCATGGGTTTAATTTGAGACGCGATTCGTCCACATCAATGATTGTTCACAGTGAAACTCGTGAGCGATTAAGCAAAGTGTTTAAAGGCAATAACAACCCAAATTACGGAAATCATTGGTCGGATGAGAAAAAACGACAGATGTCCGAAATCAAAAAAGCTCAACATGCTGCTGGCGATGTTTACACAGATGACTGGAAAAAGCGTCAAGGTGCTGCAATCTCCAAAATGTGGAAAACAAATCTGATCGCGAAAACAGCAATGGCGTTGAAGATCTCAAAAATTAAACAACGGTATCGTTTTACGCAATGCCGGACCACGGGTGAGGTTGTAAAGACTTGGAGCACTGTAAAAGAAATCATTAAAGCGAATCCTGACTACAAGTGGCAAAACATTTATTCGGTGTGCAATGGATACAAGCCCACGTACATGGGTTACGTTTGGAAAAAGGAACCGTTATGCCAAGAGTGAAAAGAAAAGGGGCTTATGAATGGGATGTCCAGTGGCACCAAAACGCAGGTGGTCTGGTGGTGCCCAAGGTGGCCGAAAAGGTGTTGGTCGATGGCGCACCAATCCGCGAGACTGTGGAGAACTGGCCGCACATCATGGACTTCATGCTGCGCACCAAAGTGCCACGCTCCAGTTACCTGGCAATCGAGCATGGCGAAGTGACATCACAGCTTCAGAACATCACGCGCTACTACATCGCCAAAGGTGGTGGGCACCTGTTTAAATGGATGCCACCCCTCAAGGCCAAGCCTGGCGTGTGGCGCAAGATTGGCGTGGAGTCTGGGTGGGGCGTGCAGCCTTGCAACGACATTCGGGATGCTGGCAAACTGCCAGTGGACTTTGACTATTACGTAAGAGAAGTGGAGAAATTATGTCTGGGATTGGCATGAACGCATTGGACAAACAGGTTGAAGGCAACCACTACAAGGATCTCCCGATCCAGCCCATCGAGTACATCCACGCCAACGCGATGGGGTACATGGAAGGCAACGTGGTCAAGTACGTGAGCCGCTGGCGCAAGAAGAACGGCATCGCGGATCTGGAAAAGGCCAAGCACTACATCGAGTTGCTGATCGAACTGGAGACACGCAATGTTGGAAAAGGAAATTGAATCCAAAGTCTGTGACTACGCCCGCTCCAAGGGTGTGCTTGCGTACAAGTTCACCAGCCCCGCACGGGCTGCTGTGCCTGATCGTATGTTCATCCGACAAGATGGCCTTGTGTGGTTCTGTGAATTCAAGCGTGAGGGCCAAAAGCCAACGCCAGCACAAGAACGAGAACACACCAGGCTCAGAGAACACAAAGTAAACGTATTTGTAATCGACAACGTAAGTGAGGGTAAATTGATGATTGATGTAATGGTGATGGGGTGCTGATTTCGTGTATCATGGATAGAGTACAACTCTGGTAAATATTATGATCAATCAAGCTCGACTCCATGAACTTTTCATCTATGACAATGGACGATTGTTGCGCCGAAAAGCTGTGAAAGGTTCACCCATGTTCACAGTCATTGGCACAGTAAAACCCAAGGGTTATCGCGTGGCAGTGGTTGATGGAAAATCATACCGAGTGCATCACCTTGTGTGGATGTATCACCACGGGCATTTTGTTCCTGAACTGGACCACATCAATCGCCATCGGGATGACAACAGAATCGAAAACTTGCGCCCTTGCACTCATTCTCAAAATCTTGGAAACGCAAGAGCGCGTGTTCACAAATACAAAGGTGTGACATTCTGCAAAGCTACCCAGAAATGGAGGGCTCAATTGAATGGCCACCTTGGTCGGTTTGACACCATGAAAGAAGCGGCACTCGCTTACAACAAAGCAGCCATCGAACACTTTGGTGAGTTTGCACATTTAAACAAGGTAACGTAATGCGGTTATTAACTCCAGATTTAATGCACGAGTATCAAAAGAAACTTGTCAATTTTCAATGTACTCGACCCAACTCGATGATATGGGCCGATATGGGATTGGGGAAGACTGTCACCACTCTCACCTCAATTGTGCATCTCGTAAATTCTGGCTTCCTGCGCGGTGTGATCATCGTCGCCCCGATCCGAGTCATCCGTCTGGTCTGGCGTCAAGAGGCTGCGAAGTGGGAGCACACCAAGCACCTGCGATTCAGCATGGTCACGGGCACCAAGGATCAGCGCACCCGTGCCCTGCTGCGCCCCGCTGATGTGTACATGATCAACTACGAGAACCTGGGCTGGCTGGCCGAGACTCTCCAGACCTACTTCGTCAAGAAGGACAAGCCCATGCCGTTCAATGGTGTGGTCTGGGACGAGATCAGCAAGTGCAAGAACTCAGCGACCAACAGGGTCAAAGCCGTCAAGAAAATCCTGGACAAGTTCGACTGGACCACCGGCCTCACCGGCACCCCTGCGTCCAACGGCTACAAGGATCTGCATGGTCAGTTCTTGGTGGTGGACAAGGGTGAGCGCCTGGGCACCAGCAAGACCCAGTTTAAGACCAGGTTTTACCGCAAGGTGGGTCCGTACAAAGAGGTGCCTTATGAGGACACCGAGGACACGATCAAAAAGCTGATCGGTGACATCACACTTGAGATGAGCGCAGAGGACTACAACCCGCTGCCTGACTTGATGATCAACAACATCGAGATCGAGATGCCTGATGACCTGCGGGCCAAGTACGAGAAGATGGAAAAGGAGTTCTTCATCCAGCTTGACAGTGGCACCACGGTGGAGGCGTTCAACCAGGCATCACTGACCAACAAGTGTCTCCAGTTCTCCAACGGTGCCATGTACCCCGTGGCAGGCATGCCCCTGTGGGAGCCAGTGCATGACCTGAAGCTGCAAGCCCTTGAGGACATCATCGACGAGGCCAACGGCTCACCGATCCTGTGCGCCTATGCCTACCGGTCAGACGCCGCCAGGATCATGGAGAAGTTCAAGCACCTCGATCCGATCAACCTGACCGAGTGCAAGAGCGAGACGTCTTTGACCAACGCCATGCATCGCTGGAAGACGGGCGATTGCCAACTGATGATCGGCCATCCTGCGTCGATGGGTCACGGGATCGACGGCCTCCAGAAGAACGGCCACATCCTTGTGTGGTACGGCCTCAACTGGTCACTGGACCTGTACGAGCAGTTCAACGCCCGTGTGCGCCGCCAAGGTCAAGGGGTGCCCGTGATCTGTCACCGCATCATGTGCCAAGCCACACTGGATCAGGCGCAGGCACTGGCACTTGATGACAAGGCCACCACGCAAGCTGGATTGCGAAACGCCATCAAAGAATACCGCATGTCCAAGAATGTGTGATACACTGTGCAACACCAACTAAGGAGTAACCGTGATGAAGATTGTTGTATATACAAAAAGCAACTGCCCCAATTGTTTCAGCGCCAAGCAATTGCTGAAATCCAAAGACCTTGAGTTCAAGGAGATCTGTTTGGATGACGAAGCCGAGCGAGTGGCATTCGCTGTCGTGTTCCCCGATGCCCGACAGATGCCTCAGATTTTTATTGATGGTCAGCGTGTCGGTGGACTCGCTGGCTTGCAAGCAGCATTGAAACAGGTGGGCGCATGAAAACAAAGTTCCAACGTACTGCCGAGTGGCTCAAAGCCTGTGGCAAAGAACCAACACCTGAGAACCTGAGCGTCCAGATTGGTTGCGACATCGAGGAATACTGCGAGTTCCTGAAGACCCTGCGCACCGACAGCGAAGGGTACGCCAAGCTGCTGGAGCGCACCCGCATCGACCTCGAGTGGTTTGCCAGCAAGCTCAAGCGCCGTGAACAATCGGTCTACATTCCAACCCATTTGCGTGTGGACGCACTGGACGCTCGATGCGACATTCAGGTCACTGGCGATGGTGTGGCTTATCTGGCTGGATTCGACAAGGACGCCGCAGATCAAGCGGTGCTGGGCAGCAACGATGCCAAACTGGTTGACGGCAAGCCGGTGATCCTTGAGGGCGGCAAGATTGGCAAGCCTGAAGGATGGAAAGCGCCAAACCTGAAAGGGTTCGTGTGAGCAAATCGCGACACCCTGAGATTCGTGCCTTGTTGCGCGAACACGAAGACGGCATGACGGTGGACGAATTGGCGCTGATCTTGCGTGTTGACATGTCAAACGCTGTGCGCACTGCCCTTAAGCAAATGCCGGATGCCTACATTGACCGGTGGCGAAAGGCTGATCTAGGACCATGGACCGCAGTGTGGTGCGTTGTCGTGCCACCGGAAAATTGCCCCAAACCTTCGGATGAACAAGATGACCAAACATCGCCCTGTGATGCGTGCTGCTGATCCCCTGCCACCGTCTGTGTGGCGCGTCTACCTGCGCTACCTGGCCAAGTGGATGCTGATCAGCATCCTTGGCCTGCTGTGGTTGGCTTTCTTGACTACCTGCGTGTATTGTTACGCAAACGGGCGACCGTAAGGTGTTTGCTTGTCAATGATCAGCGCCTGCTTTCGGGCAGGTGTTGAGTCTGTGTTGGGCACACTGATGTGGGTCCATCGGTCAAACTCACGAATGATCTGGTCAAAATGGATACCGCTGGCAATCACAGCCCTGACCACTTGGTCCGGGGTCACTCCGGGCACACGGATGTCAGCTGCGCACCCAGTGCGGTGCTGGCTGGTGTCCTTACTGCCCACAGCATCATTGACTTGCTTGCTGCGAAAAGCCGAGTTCACCATGATCGGCTTGCCACCCAGCACCACTTTGACTTGCTCCAGCAGATCGGCCAGTCGTGCGAGGTTCTCTCGCTCGTAACCGTTGGGGTTGTTGTTCCAACCGTTGCGATCGGCTGTCTCGGAGGCCGTGAGTTCGTCGAGGGTGAAATGAGGTGTCAGATAGGTCATTTGTCAGGAGTAGCAACGCCAATTGCACCAGCAAGTGCCAGACCAATGACAATGATGGCGTCAGCCATCTGAGGAGCCACAGGGATGCCGATGGCGGTCAGCAAGAGGAACAGGCCACGCCAGCTCGATGGCTCTTTGGCGCGTGCAATGAGGTAGTCTTTCATGTCAACCTTTCAAGTGACTGGTGATCCAGCCGAAAACGCCGCCGATACCGGAGGCGATCATCATGCCCATCCAGAATCCACCTTTGGACTTGTTGGCCAAGCCGACAAGTTCTTCAAGCTGGCGTTCCATCTTGTCCATCTTTTTGTCCATTACTTGCACGCGCTCCCAGAGAACGCCGTACTTCACAGGGTCAAAGTTTGTATCATCAAAGGCCATTACTTCACCAATGCGTTTTGGATATCATCACCCTCTGGACGCAGCATGTTGCGCTGGAAGGCACGGGTTTTGGGGCCTTGGCCACCGGTTTTGACTGGACGGGCTTTGCGATACTGCTCCTCGAGCATCTCCAAACTACCTTGCAACTTTTCACGCTCAATCATGGCAAGTTGACGCGCCCGTTCATTGGTCGAACGTGCAATAGCCTCATCTTGCATTTTGGCCATTTGCGTGGCCTTGTCGATGGCCTGCTGAACCCACTCGCGGTCCATCATCTTGGTGGCAACGGCTTTGTCGTCCAGCCCTTTCAAACCAGGCATCACTTCGGCCAAATCAACCTTGGTTTTGTTCCACGCAATCCGCTGCTCTGCTGTCATCAGGGCAGGCGATTTACCGGATGCCAACAGATCGGCTGCACCGGACAAGCTCTTGCCAGTGCTTTCGATAATTTGGATGTCAGGGGTCATGCCACGGGTGCTTTCGGCACCAACCATCAACTTACCGGTGACCGGATCAATGTCGAGCACTTGACCGCCACGGGTGGGTTGACGGGTAGCAGCGGCTTGAGCAGCGGCTTGTTGCTCGGCCTGCTGACCCAGCGTACGCGACATCTGGGCACGGCGTGCATCCTCGGCACGCAATGCGTTGAGGGTGCCCTCGGCGCTGGGTGCTGGCAGACCACGTTGGATCTCGATTGGTGATGGGGCAAAACCAACACGGGGACCGTACTGCTCGGGCACGATGGTGAAGTTCGGAGGCACAAATGCCTGCTGCGAATAGTCAAAGGGTACGACAGCACGACTCTGTGGGATCGGTGCCATGGGTTCGGCAGGGGTCGTGGGCAGCGCGATGCGGCGATCTGCGGGGATCGCCAAGCGGTTCTGCATGCCTGGTCGGGCCAGCATGTTGGCCGTGGCCTCGCTGCCCAAGCTGGTCAGGCCAGCACCGATGGCCGCGCCCACGGGGCCACCACCCAGCACAAAGCCTGCTGTACCACCGGCACCACCACGGCGCAGGCGCTGGTACAACAGCGGCTCTTTGGGCAAATTCAGGTTGGCGATGTCGGGGAAATTGCCAGCCACGTTTGCCACATCGGCCAGCACGCCGGTCAAGGGCTTGCCCTTTTCGGCCAACTTGGCAACCTGCAACGGATCGACCTGTTTGGTCGTCACGCCGGTGGCGCGTTCCCAGTCGTAGGTTTTAGCAATTGCGGTGCGGGCTTTGCGGAAATCACCCAACGCCTTGGGGTTGCTGATGTTGTTTTCGATCAGGTTTTCCAGTGCGTTGGCGATGCTCAGATTGGTTTCGGCCACATCGATGTCGATGGGGCTGGCGTTGGGGTTCTTGAGCACTTGGTTGGCGTCTTTGCGGAACCCGCGAATCTGGCCGACCACGTTGTCACCCGACAGACCAGTCTCAACCTGACCGATCACACGGTCCACGACAGCGTTGACCTTGGCGGCTTTTTCAGGGCTGCTGGTGGACAGTGGGTCCAGCTTCAGGCCACCGAGTTCACCCAGCACATCATCGGACGCTTGCATGACGCCGATCTTGCGGATGTTGTCATATGGTGCCGAGTGGGCGCTGCGGGCCTTCTCGAAGGCTTCAGCGGTCAACGGAGTGTTTTCAGGCAGACCCAGATCCTGGCGGGCCAGCTCGTTCCATTTGGGAGCGTTGGCCTTGGCAGCTTTGGCATTGACCAAAGATTCACCTGCTGCATTTACAAGCAGTTTGGTCTTGACGTTGGGGTTGGCTTCGGCAGGGTTGACCGCAACACCCAGTCGCTGGGCAGCCTGAGCCGCCTCGATCTGAGGGGCACGCTGCCAGTCTTTTGCGGATGCTTCTTGTGCAAGGCGCTCAGTACGCTGGGCCACCTTGGCACCACCAAAGTCGGTGACAGCGCGAGTGGCGGGAATCATGCCGCGCTGGAGATCGCCCAGCACGTTCATGGGCACACCTTGCAAACCGGTGCTGGCAAGCGCGTTGCCGATGTCGCCAACGTACTGTTGACCGGCTGCTGTGCGAGGTTGGTAGAACTGAGCCTGCATTCTGCGGCCAGCTTCTTCACCAGCGCGAATGCCCTCTTGGGTGCCAAACTTGCCGCTGGTCAATGTGCCGCCAATCTTTGCAGCCTCGACGATAGGGGCAGTCACAGCACTGGTCAGCAGCGCAGGGGCAACTTCCAAAGCACCCATGACCTTCTGACCAAACGTGAAGTCTTTGCCAACAGGTTGGGTGGCAGCAGGAGCCTTGACGCTGGAGCCAGGGATCTGGTCAACGATGGTGCCAGTTTTGCGTGGGCCACCGCTGACAGTAGCAAGGTATGCGTCAGGATCAAAGGCTGCGGGTGCAGCGGCAGGTTTTTGAGCTAAGTAAGCATCGGGATCAAAACCTGCCATGTCACATCCCCAGTCGTTGCTTAATGGCTGCTGCGCGAGGGTCAGCAGGGTTGGAGTTGGCCCATTTTAACGCCTCTTGATCCATTCCCGAAAGCGGTGGCTTCTCGGGACCACCACGTTTCTTGGTGGTACCAGCTTCTTTGGCATCCAAGTATTTCTGGAAACCTGTCAGTTTGTCTTCGATGACTTTGGCATTGTCACCCTCAGCGGGCAAGAATCGCGCAAGAGTTGCTGCTTCGCCTGCGGACTGAGCTGTACCCGCACGTTCTTTAATGACGCCCGACACCACGTTGAACACAAAAGCACGGGCTTCGTTTTCCTCGGACGACGCGAGGCGTGCGCGTGCTGATTCAGGCATGTTTCCGGTAACCCAGCCAAAAGCCTCGGGTGCAGATTTAACAGCATCGATTGCGCCTTGGACGGTCGTTTTTTGCTGGTTGATTGACATCTGCTCTTTGCCCACGGCTTCCGAAGGCTTGGCTGTCAACGGTTGGAACCCGCCACCAGGAGCCACAGCAATACGAGCTGTGGGCACTTCGCCCTTCTTGAGCTTGGATGGCAATGCGATCACGTTGCCGTTGACATCTTCTTGGTACACCACACCAGTGGCTTCTTGGGCCAGACGCTGGTTTTCCTGACCAATACGAGCTTGCTCGTAAGGTGACAATTGAGGGGCCATCGTCTTGGTAGCAGTGAATGCACCTGTCAAAGGATTGACAGTTCCAAGTTGTTTGCCACCACCAGGTGTCGAGAATTCCTGAAATTTGGGCAACATCTTGTCAGCTTCAATCACATGACCAGCAGCCCAATTTTTAATTGCATCAGGATTGCCGCCAAGTTGCTGGAGCTGTGCCAAATCGTCACTCACATCAATGCCAGTGCGCTGGTTAAAACTAGACAAAATTTGTGCAGCGTTTTGAGGATTGGCAAAAATCTGATTTGCTGTGTGTTTGACCAACTCGACCTGCGTCTTGGCTTGCGTCAGTTTGTCGGCTTGTTGTTTAGCAAGTGCAGCCTCTGCGGCCAATGCTTGTTTACCCAAACCTGCTTGACGATAGCGGCTTGGCAATTCAGCCAGTGACGCAGCACCTTTCACCGCTTCCGATTCAGCCAATGCTTCTTGTTCGCCCCGCAAAGCGTTACGCAGTTGAATTTCGTTCAACTGACGGGCCTGTTGCTGTTGCAACATTTGATTGCGTTGCTCTTGGCCAAGATTGAAGCCCTCGGCCACACTTCGTGGGCCTTGAGGGATCAAAGCATTGAAATTCAATTCAGGCATGTGTGCTCCTTAGGGGTTGTAGCCCGTCGGGCCTTGGCCAGAATAGGTAGGATTGAGCCAGCTGTTCAATGTGCTACCGGCACTGGACCATTGTTCAGGTGTAATTTTGCCCAAGGCTGTGCCAATATTTCCGTATGTGGAAGCCATACCTTGTTGACCTGCGATCAACGCATTGCCTTGAGTGTAGCCTTGGTTGATCAACGCGTTACCCACGTTTGAAGCGTAGTTCTGACCAGCAGCGCCCAATGTGTTGGCCGAGGTTTGACCAACACCTGCCAATGATTGCAACGGTGCCAGTTGAGCATTGCGCTCGGTCTGGTAACGATTGAAGGCGTTTTGGTATTCCTGAGAACCCATGTCCTGACCATATCGAGTTGCCGCTTTTAAAGCAGCGCCGGAAATCAAACCACCTCGGGCAGCAGCGCTACGGTCAAGTGCTTTTTGACCCTCGGACAAACGAAACGCATAGCCTGGGTCAGCTTGAAATTGACCCATGCCGAATTTTTGATAGTTTGTGGCCAATGGTGTCAATGCATTCAGTGCAGTCTGACCAGCCTCAAGCCAAGGCTTTTGTTGCGCCTGCTGTGCTTGCCACATTTCGCGCTGGAGCTGCGTGGCTTGATTGGTAGCGTTTGCGGTTTGTTGCGCAGCAGCCTGAGCTGCATTGCCAGCTTGATTGCTTTCAAAAGCACCACCAAGAGCACCTCCGATTGCACCTCCAACAGGACCGCCAAAAAGCGAACCACCGATTGTGCCAAGCGTAGATAAAAGTCCCATGATGTTGCCCTTTAAGTCACTTCGCGACCAGAGACGCGAATGTTGATTGCACTGGCCGTACCAGCGATTGTACTGATGAAGTCGCCAAGACCCAAGACCTGACCCACCAGTTCTGGGAACGTGTAGACCTCAAACGCCTGAAGCGTCTTGGTCTTGGTGATCAGGTTGGTGTTGCCAGCAGCACCTGCGGTGGTCACCAGGTTCACCGAGATCGTGGCAGCCGACGCACTGATGTTAGTGGCTGTGAACTTGTCGATGATGGTGGTCACACCATTCGAGGTGTACTGGGTGGTCTGAGCGTTCTCGGCGTATTTCGCCGGTACGAGAACTTTGACGGTCACTGTCATGGGTTACTCCAAAAGAAGGACGTTATTCGGAACGTATTGGGTCATTATCCAACTTGTGCCGTCAGAAACCAAGGTGGCTG